CCCCATACCCTAGCCAGACGACCTTAATATTTCTTCCTCTTCTCCACAACCACGCCAACAATATGCAGTTCTTTCCCAGTCATATCGATCACTGGATAGCGCTCATTTAACGGTTTGAGGTAAACGTTGCCTCCGTCGATTATCAGTTGCTTGAACGTAGCCTCTTCACTACCATTCTTCACGATCACATACTTTCCGTTGATCGCTTCAACGCCTGGATCAACAGTTACTATGTCACCCTCGGAAAATTCTGGCGTCATGGAGTCACCACGGATTTTGAGCGCAAACGCGTGAGGATGGTTTGTTTCAACGGTGATAATCCACTCATCTGAGTCTCCGGGTTGAAACGGGTCTTGCACTTCCTGCCAAGATCCGGCCTGCACCCAGGATATGACAGGTATCTGCTTTTGCGGGTGATGTGGTAGTGGGGCCGGTTCTACGTTTGAATCGGCAACTATTTGTCTTTGAGAGGCATCATCAATATCAAGCGATACTCCAAACATTGACCCATTACCTGTAAGCAACCATTCTTTGTTACATCCTGCTGCTGCTGCAATTTTCCTAATAGTGTTTGCTCTTGGTTTGCGCTTTCCATTTATCCATAAGCTAACAGAAGACTTGTCAACCTTAGCATAATTCACCAAATCCGCATTACTCCAACATTTTGCCTCTAGAAGAGCAGATAATCTTTCATTGAATTTCATAAAATTGACATTTGTTTGTTTTTGAAGTTGACATATGTTTGCGTTCTGGATATATAATTAAACAACAGACGCAAACAATAATACAACACAAAGCAACACAAAAGCAATAAGGGGCACGCAATGAATTCTATCTGCCGAAGAATGTGGGACAAAAACCTGACAATGAGAAAATGGTCTGAACTGAACGGATTTAACCACAGGTATGTCCAGGTTGTTATTTCCGGCAAACGAGGCTCGTGGAATGCCGGTAAAGCAAAAAAGATCAAGCAGGCCCTTATTGATCAAGGATTTGCAACAAAGGAAGAGGTGTATCAGTAACTGTTTACGACACACTGGTCCTAACATCTTTTGTATGTAATCTGGAAAAGTCGTTTTCATACCAGCAACTCTAAGCAGGGAAAGAGAAAGAGAAATGTCAATGAACGAACCCAATTTGCAACCCTGGCAGATATTTCACATAGCTCTGAAGGCATTTGGCCCAAAGATCATATCTGCCTGTTTTGGTAACAAGGCGTCAAAGTATTCACGATCAGGTTACGACTGGGCGCAGGACCCTACATATACGACTAAGCGCTGCCGCAATCCGCTCGAAATGACTCATGACTTTTTCAGCCGACTTGTTGCTGCCGGTTACGGGTATGTGGTGAGGTCAGCAATACGATACCTGGAAACAACACTTGAGCCAGATCTGAAAATTCCTTCACCGAAACGGATTTTATCAACAGTGGAAAAGGAGATGCTCGCAGATTACCCGGCTCTCAACGCGTACCATCAAGCGATTAAAGACGATTGTCAAATCGAAAAGATAAAAGCCTGTGAGCAAGAGGCAATAGACGAGATCCGTAGAACCACCATCAAGGTCGAACAGGAACGAGGACAACAATGAAACCACTTCCCCAAGCGGCCATAACCGCCGATAAACTCAGGAGAATGGCAAAGGAGCTTATTCTCCAGGCAGAAGAGCTTGAGGTAGCATCTGGCGTGAATGAATACCAGCCGACACGCCATGTTGAGTTTGAGTTTTCGCCGAAAAAATTGAAGGAACGAAAAGTAGGAGCTGGAAGGCAGCAACAAAAAAAGACTCGTAAAGAGAAAATATCAAAAAACTAAAAGGAGATGAATATGGAAAACGCCCTGACAGTAATACCAAAAGAAAAGAGCCCATTGACGGCAATCAATGAGCTCGGTCCCCGAGACAACGGGAATGTTCAAAAGACAACACGAAATATAATCCTGGATCAGTGTAATGGCAAGGTGAATTACCACCTGATCAGGGCGCTGTTGAAGATCATTCTGGTTCAGCAAAGATTTATTTTTGCAACATATCGACAACCAGGGGCAGTGGTGATCCCTGATGTGTGTAGCCAGAGGCCTACTCCTCCTCGACATGTTTTTCGTTCAGGCATGTTGTCGAATGGCTGTCGAGCTGCAGCACACACGGCAAAAAGGGTGTGCCGGTCCACTCTCAATCACCTCAGATCGGAAACGTTTTTTACAGGAGCATTGAAGGTGTTTTTTGAAACAGCGGTTTGGATAGTCGTGACCCTTGGGTGTGTGTACGCCTTTCTGTATCAACTTGCTGAATACGGCTGGTAGGGGAGGGGGGAACCATGACTCGTGAAGAAGCAATAAAACACATCGAGATGCTTTTCCCGGCCGACAGCGAATACTCTCATTCCCGGGAAATTGGCAAGCGATTGTTGAAACAGGCAAAAGAAGAGCTCGAGGGGTGGCGCAGTGAATCTACACCGGTACTGGTCAGGTATGCGCAGCTTTGCATTGAAATGGAAAACTTGTAGGGGGAGGGATACAAAATGAAACAAATCGAACCAGGAATATACAGAGATATAGACAACAACACCTATCATTCAAGTGTAGGGATAAGTAAATCCGGCCTTGATCTTATAGCTAAGTGTCCGGCGCTCTATAAAAACCGGTATATCGACGGCAACCGGCCGGAGCCTACCAAACCTATGATCATCGGTTCTGCTACCCATACAGCGGTGTTTGAGCCTGAACTGTTTACCAAGGAATATGCAGTAGCACCGCAAGTAAACAGGCGCACGAAAGAAGGTAAAGCGGCTTATGCTGCCTTTCTTGAAGAGAGTGAGGGGAAAACGGTACTTACCGCCGAAGATAACGAACAGATCTCTGCCATTGCCGGAGCTGTCAGAAATCACCCTCTTGCCGCAGCAATCCTCGAGGAAGGTGAGGCAGAAACCTCTATTTATCATCTGGAAGAATTTTCAGGAGAACTGGTCAAGGTTCGTCCTGACTGGATGCACCAGGACCTGATTGTCGATCTGAAAACCACCGATAAGGCCGGACCAGAGGATTTTTCTCGGTCCTGCTTCAACTTCCGTTACTACGTCCAGGCCGGGCTTTATCTTGATATGGCAAACGCGGCATTCCGAAAAGATCTCGGCCATGACCGTTTTAATAACTTCCTCTTCATCGTCGTTGAAAAATCAGAACCGTATCAGGTCGCGGTCTACTTCGCGGATCCTGAAATGATCGATATGGGCAGGGCCGAATATCAGCAGAACCTTGATCTTTATGCAAGGCTGAAGCGTGAAAATCAGTGGCCCGGGTACAACAACGACAAGATTGTTCCTATCGCCCTGCCCTACTGGGCTGCCAACAGGATAGGAAATCAACCGGAAATTTATAATTAAGGAGAAAAGTCATGACTGAAAATATGCCAGTAGTAATTCAGCAACAATCGGTACCGCAAAATTCATTGTTCCTTGATGTCACAGCATTCGAGAACAGCCAGAGGATGGCTAAAACCTTGGCTATGAGCAAACTCGTGCCACAGGCGTTCAGGATAGACAGGGAAGAAATCAAAGCGATCCGCAAGGATCTTGAAGAAAATGGGATTACGGAAGAGGCGCAAATCAAGCTGTACGTTGATGATTATAGAAACGGCAAACTCGCTGATTGTATCGTTGCCCTTGAACTTGCAATGCGAATAGGCGCAAGCCCCATGGCCGTTTTGCAGAACACTTATATAGTCCATGGAAAGCCTGGTTATTCGGCCACTTTCATCATTGCGATGATCAACAGTTGCGGTCGGTATTCCCCACTGCGTTTCGAGTTTACCGGCGATGGTGACGAGCGAACGTGCGTTGCATGGGCAAAAGAACTTGCTACCGGAGATAGACTCGATGGCCCAGCGGTATCTATATCTATTGCAAAAAAAGAAGGATGGTTTGGTAAGCCAAAGTCTAAATGGCAGACGATGCCTGAACTCATGCTCCGGTACCGGGCAGCTACCTTTTTTGGCCGGATGTATGCCCCTGAGCTCCTTATGGGGATGCGGTCTGTTGAAGAACTGCGAGATATACCGGATGAACGCCAGGAGCAACAGCCAGCAAAAAACGTTGCTAACGATCTGAACAGCAGATTCTCCAACGCCAAAAAGCAGGAAGAAGCAAAACCTGAACCCGAAAAAACGAAACCTGCGCCTAAGGTAAAAAAAGAGCCGGAAACAAAACAGGAACCGGCGCCGGCTCCTGAAAAGAAAATCAAACTTCGCCTGCCGGCAAATGTAAAGAACCTTATTAACGGAATAGCTGAGATATCCGATCTGAAAACCATGGAACTCTGGATGTCTGGGGCCGATGAAGTCATTAATCGTGAACTCGAGCACGATGACGACAAGGCCGAGGTTCGTGCGTTCGCCGAGGAACATCACGCAGAATTGACTGCGGCTGCTGCCAAGGGTGATCAGCCGGCTGATAACGATGCGGTCAAGAAGGAAACTGCCAAGATCGACAAACTGAAGACTCCAATCGAAATTGATAAGTGGCGGCACGCCAATGCAGAGCGCATCCAGTCCTCATACGACGAAAAAACCTCCGACGCGATCCTGGACCACGCTGCATACGTATACGACATTTTGAG